GGCCCTATTTTGTCAGATTATACAGATGACACTGTGTATTTATTTCACGAAAGCGCTAGCTAGGCCTCAGGCCTACTAGCATTCTCGATGTTCTTCATTAAAGCGAGCAACGCTTTGCTTGTGTACGGCTCGTCGTTGCCATTCAGAACACCACCTAACGTGATAACATCGGCGACTACGGCGATCGGAATCGCCAGTAGCACGCATATGATTATCCGAATTAAGCTAGTTAGAATGTTCGACATCCTGCTCTCTCCTCTTAACTGTTGGTGATGTTTGCTGAATGACCGACTGCCGTCTTAGGCATTGTCATGAGTATTGTTGAAGCCTTCAGTGACAAACCGCCTACGTCAATTGATTCCAGCATTGGTTTAACCAAGGCGCCCGGCATTTTCCCGAAGCGCACCAGTATCACCATTAACGTGGCGAAGAATGACTGAACAAGGAGTTCCGAATACTTGGAACGCAGGAGGCGCGTGTCAACTCCGGAATTGATGAGTGCTCGTTGCAACGCTCGTAAGGCCATATTGGTTATCACTGGGCATTTCATCATTTCACCCAGCGTCTCGATGAGCCACGACTTGGCTTTGTTGGCCAGCACTTTATCCTCAGCCTGCGCGTAAGTACAAGCTATCAGCAACAGCATGGAAGTGTAAGCATCGATGCCCTGCTCACGCACCGTGACGTAACTAACCTTCGAAAGAGGGTTGATGTTAATCTTTCCATCAACGTCAGGTGGTGGCAACAACACCGGGAGCATGCTTAGGACCAAATCGAGATTCACACCTTCTTTACCAGCAAATGACAACGTAGCCGGCAGTCTGACTGTGAACGCTTCTTGGATCTCAGCGTTCAACAAGTGGTTCATGTCACCCACAAACTTGATTGGAACAAACACTGGTATCTCGAGTGATTGGTGCTTCGATGGCAAGCCCTGCGCCTCGATTTCGGAGTTATCGGTGTTGGCGCATAACGTGCCGTATGCGTATAACAAAGCCGTTGTCGCGGACATGAAGTAGACTTCAGCCCCAGCGGAGGCGGACACGTGCATCAACCACTGTTCTGCGACTGTCACCCCATAAACTGGAATCAACGTTGCAACCGCATTGTTCACTGGAGCGTTGAAGCTTACCGACGTGGCCATTGCCAAGGCAAGCATTTCAAGCTCAGTGTCCGTGATACCAACGGTTCGCAAGCTCGGGCGATCACCGATGTCGAATGGCGCGGCTGACATTTCGTCGGCGATTATATTCGCCAGGCCTTTGACTGCGTTCGGATTCATCAATGAACGATTTATCTCATCCGCAACCTTGGAGACAGGTGAATACTCAAGTGGCTGGAAGCGCAGTGTGACACTTCCTCGCTCCTCGAGTGCCTCATACACTGACATTTTCGATTGTTGCCCCGAGGTTGTGTACAGCACGCCGCCTTTGTAGAGACCGGCCGTACTCGCGGGCACGAATCCGTAATAGTCCTTCAGTTTCGAAAGCGGAATGACGTCGATTGAGGAGGCTGAGTTAATCACAGTCAGTACGTTATCCAACGCTTCCTTGATGTCGGAGTTAGCCTCCGTAATCCGAGTAGCAATTGTCGGATTACGGCTCTTGACGATGAAGTTGGCGAAGTTCGCCAGCGTATGCAGCGTTGAGTACGCCTGAATGACTTCAGGTAGAGCAGCAGGGTTTGCCAGGTACGTCATTACAACGTTCTCTGCCAGCTCAAGTTGCTGGATGCGTAACGAGATTTCCGGCACTAGCTGCGAGATATTGCGCAAGTTACGCGAGATGACATTCGCGATAACCGAGGGGACGGCGTCTTGATCAAGCTCTTTCGAGATACCGGCTAGACGCTGAGCGTTGAACATGTCACGCATTGAGTCTATCAAGATCACCTTGGCCAAATCGTCCATGTCAAGCACCAGTGCTTTGGAAACACGAGTTAGTCGTTTCTCCTGCGATGGCATGACCAGCCCGAGATGTGTCAGTGTCATGACCATCACATGCGTGAAGGCCGCAATCACTGGGCGGCGCGTTTCGTTCAGGTCGGCCAGAACGGATGTCGTCACTCTTTCGACTTCATTCTCGTCGATCAAGTACTGACCACGCCGCACGGCGTAGTTAGCTCGCGGCAGCAGGATTGCGATAATTGAGCCGGCGATCGTTGGTTGAGCCAACAGCGCGGAGAACCCGTAGAGGCTCTCACGTGTTGTCAGTTCCGCGGCTAACATGAGACCGACCGATTCGTCCGCCGACTCACCGTTCAAGGATATCATTTTGGTCCCCGGATAGTCCCTGGCGATAATGATATCGTTCGGTGAGACGTGACCGCGAAGTTCGCGCACGTACGCGATCTCTTCGTCACCCGCCACGAATGTGTGGCATGTCGCGAAATCTCCGTAGACAGGGGCCTTGGAAATAACTGAGTCAAACAAATTGGCTACAGCTTCGAAAATTGGTCCTTTACCTTTTGTTGCCATGATAACTTCTCCTTATGATTGAATGGATTTGTACAGCGCACGAACCGCCACAGAATCGGGGTCCGAGCCTGCGAGCGATGTTGAGTTGGCCTGAGCAAAGCTCAGTCCGGTGACTTCCTCAGCCCAAACTGCGCTATCATAACGCATCATCTCTGACGAATCAAATTTGAATGCGTGCTCGACGCGTTTCGGCCGCGAAGAGAAAGTGCCGCGAACTATCACTGTTAAGTCAGCGATCTTGGCCTCTCCCTCACCAGTCACCTCATTTGATTCGATCCAAATGAGTGCCGGTACAGCGGACGACAACTTGTTGTGAAATTCCTTCACATAGTCAGAGTCAGTGTGCATTGGATTGACAATAGCAACCACCGACTGATCAGCCTTTGCCAAAGCGTTTGACACCCTGGTGAGAGCCGTGAAGAACGCGTTTGTGACACCCTTCGAACCGGCCGCGCCTGAGATTTCATACAGCGATTCTCGTAACGAGTCAAGCACAGGTAGAGACGTTGAGCCGGTCAATCTATCCATGAGGAGTACTGACACAGCAGCGTCTACTGAGTTGTAGCACGGAACGCCGGCTATGACTTCATCGTCCGTGTCAAATGGTTCGACGGCCATAACTCTTGACACTTGCGTGCGAGCAGCAAGAGCCTTAATGAACAACGTCTTACCGGCCTTCGTACCACCAGAGACAACCGTTAACCCCAGGGGTAGAACGGCGCCGTGCATTCCACTGATTTCGATCGGCAATGTGTATTGCATGGTCACGAAAGCTGGGAACTTTTCCTTGAGGTTAGAAGCGGTGCCCGGCTTTGGCTCGTCCAAGCTATTGAAGCGCCGTCTTATCTTCGTGCTTCCTGGTGAGAAGCACAAGTAGTCAGACGGGTCCGAGAGCGACGGGACCTCGATGACTGACTCGGCCTTAGCGTCTCGAGTCACCTGCTCTTTAGCACTGGCGGCGGAAACAGATTTAGCCAAGGCTATCTCTTGATTCTTCTGTGCTGGTAGATCCAGTGAAGGATCTATTACTTTTGCCATGATTACTCTCCTATTGAACATTCATTTTAAACAAATGACGGATGTCATCATAGAAATCCTCATGCGGTATTGTTGCCACCAATGAGTCGAGAACTTCTGGTGAGACATCCGCCGCGTCGACACGGTAATGCAAGTAGTGCGGATTAGCTATTACAAGTGCGTCCATGTCCGAGAAGGCTTGCCGCTTAGCCATTTGTCTCGCGATCAGAGTAGGGGATACGCCGAGGTGCTTTCGCACTGCGTTTTCGTACACCTGATTCAAGTCTCGAAACACCGGAGTCGAGGAGTATTGCTGCATGCGAGCCAACACTCCTTCGGCATGCCGTACTGGATCGATACGATCTATCGAATCCTCGCGAACCAGTGCGTTTACCAAATACGTCACAGGATTGGGGACTGAGACTTTACGACCGTCCCTCTCACAGAACACGGAGCCGAGAAACACAACAGGTGTTTCCGGCTGCAGCCCAGCGTACGGCGATTTGGCGTCAGCGAGTCGATCGCGAACTGACGAAACGTTTGTTAACATACAGGCATCGTCTGACATGTCAAGCAACGCATGGTTTGGATTCTTACCCTGTAGGAAGGGTTCTATCTCTCCAATTGTTGTCAACGCCCCGCTGTCACGAAACAGCAACAAGTAGACGATGGTCATCCACAACTTGCCGATATCCGGATTGATGAATATGCCGGATGGTAGCCCAACGCGACTCTTGAAATTCGTCGGATCTAAAGGCGATCCACCGAAAACTGGGTTATAGTCGTCTGGTGTGTTGCGCCAAGGTGGTGGCACTATGTAAGGCGATTGCATCATCCGCTGCAATAACAGAACGAGCCTATCGTCCCAATACTTGTGTAGCTCTTCATACAAAGTGTCGAAGAACCAAGCAGGAACTAGCTGATCCATAGTCTTAACATCTGAGCCAACGGTGTACTTAAACCTGGATATCTTGTCCTCCTTGTCCCGATCATCGCGCGCCTTATAAGTAAAAGCGAATCGATCCAAGTAGACCTTGCGATGACATCCCATGACTGCTGTCATCGCATAGTTTGGCAGCGCGCAATAACCGAACACAGGGCGTCTCCGCATAGCGAAGTGACCTGGGATTCTCACTCCACCCGGATCGGTCACTGTCATGTCGGCGACAAGTCGTTCTATGTAGTTACCTGAGATAGCCTCCTCTATCGTCGGGAAGTACCGTGGTTTGGATGAGAACGTCCCATCCTTAGCTTTGACAACCGCGTTCGGTTGCTGCCGCTCATTAATTGAGAAGATGAATAGGGAGTGATAATCGATGAAAGCCTTCTCCAAATCGCTCTTGGAGTTAGTCGTTGTTAGACTCAAATAATTATCAAAGTTCTTCAGTATCTTCAGCGTCCCTAACTTCTTATACTGGATGTCGTTCGTAAAGAACGGCTCGCCAGATGAAGCTTTCTTGCGAATGTGAAGATTACATGGAGCGGCGGCTCCGAAGAACAAACGTATTACCTCATTTACCCAAGGCCTATCGCGTGGATCAAGCGTAGTACGAAGACCTTGTTGCTCAACGCGTTTCATGTTGTTGAACACAGGTAACGGTAGCGGATCCATTCCCATTCCCGACACACATAGGAGAGAGTTGAAATCACTAGGAACACCTGATGGCCCGGCAAAACCTGATGATAGCGTGTCAACTGGGAACTCTTTATTACACGTCTCAACTAGCTCCTCCGTCAATGCTAAGAAACGAGGATCCGTTGAGTAAGCGAAGTACTCAGATGATTTCTCTGGTCGTGAGTCGAACGTTAGCGGGAGTACGGCGTTTGGCCTTGGTCGACGATCCCTCGTCAACCAGCGCTTAGCGCCCTGCTCTTTGAAGAGGAAGGCGGTGTCTGGAGTTATCTTCATTTAGTCCTCCTCGCCGTCTCCCGGCGCCGCCAAAGGCTTTGGTAATGGTGCGGCGAAACTACCAGGGCCAGCCGGCTTTCTCGCATTGGCATGCTTAGTAGTAATGCTCTCAATTTCGGATTCGGTGGCTAGACTAGCTCCTCCTTTCCAAGGCTTGGAGTCAGCGTTGCGCTGACGCTCAATTACCGACCTGGCTAGCGCTGACGCCAGATTTGGCCACTGCAAGTCAGGTAAGCCAATCGCACGAGCGCCTTGATCAAAGAGCACGTCATAGCGTGTTCCCGGCAAACCACGAAGGACGTAAATCTTCTTATGGTCCGCAAGCAATGACCAGATTCTCGCCAATTGCAGCATCTCGTCTCCACGTAGTGGCAGCACTTCGAAAGATTCGACGTCATGCTTACCTATCATCTGAAGTCGCTGCAGCAATGAGCCATCAGCTATTGGTAGTGTCGCCAACTCATTCGGGATGGGTGTGTCAAACGGCACAAGAAACACCGTTCCGACGTAGTCGTCAACCGACGTTACTTCATCAGTTAAAACGACATCGTCCAACAACAACTGTTGCGTTGATTTGTTCATGATAGATGTACTCCTTCTCTTGTCTTGGTGATTGGTGGAACCGCTGTTGAGTCGTAGACTGCGTAGCCGCTAGGAGTTAACATAACTCGTGCGGTAAGTAGCAGCCTCGTTGATTCGAGAACGTAACTTAACTGCTCAAGCTCCAGAGTGCAATTCTCGATAAGCCCTGTGTCGATCATCTCTTTTAGGTACTCGAGAGTGGCTATTGATGACAACCTCATCACTGAGTCTAATACCTCAATGCCACTTGTTGCCTGGTCGAAGAAGAATTGGCGAAGGGCGATTTGTGTCCGAAGAGCGCGAGCTCGCTTGCCCAACACCACATTAGCTGTGATGTCCAACAAATCCGATTCTCGCGTCCATAGACGTCGAGCCACGGGAGCCGGGATCGAGAAGTGTTCAAGTTGTGCCTCGTAGATGGCACGTCTGCACTCGAGTATCTGGCAAACGTCGAGGGAACTAGCGCTTGTAGCATCATAAATTACGTTCATGTTGAATTCGCTCCGTATACACGCTACCTGACTGACCCAGGGATTGGGACTGTTGTAGCGGGTGTTACGCGATGGAACTAAGCCATCAGCGAATGCCAACGCTACAATCCTCCCGGTTGCGCGTTTCTCGTAAGTTGATCAGTGAGTGACCAACTAATTGGCATCAGCCACTACATCATGCCTTGGCTGGGCAATGATCCTCCGAACCGCAGTCGAGATGACTGCAATCTTTTGATTGCCTGCTCAGTGTCGTTATACAAAGGACAACTCGGGCAATTGTTGATAAGAGTGCAGCATTAATTAAGCTACATCTGTGATCCAATGAGAGGTCATCGTTATTAGCGATTCCTCGTAGCTCAAGAGCTAGGTCCGATTCGAAACAGAGTAAGCAGGTTTCGGCTCCGACGCACTTGTCAGCTATTTCGTCTATTCCATCGACAAGGTCAAGATAGGGTGGGCGCAATCCCTTTAGACGTGTCAATGCTTCTAAAATTGCTCGCCCTGCTTTCAAATCTCGCCACAGGGGCGACAATTTTGGATGCTTGGCGGCAAGTTCAAATTTTGGTGATTTAAAATATATTACTAGGTCCGAAAAGGTCACGTTGCTCTGAGTCCACTTTGTAACTATAGACTTAGGCTCCGGCTCCAATTGGCCCTGTTTTGGTGCACATGGTGTTAACAGTATATTCGATCTCATGATAGATTGACCTCGATTAGTGATGGGTTTATTATGTGAATCCTCCTTACTATCCCCAACTCTCATCAGCCGGCCTTTAGAGCCATCGATAAGTGGAGCGCGTTGACGTCTCGTTTGAGCCTTTAGAGCTCTGCAAGTTCCCAAGTAAGCGCAAACTTATCCCGGAGAGGTTCGCCACCTCCGTTTAGATGTCGACAACCAGCGCAAAATCTACGTCGTCTTGTCCTTCCAACCTCACCGAGCCAATTAAGATGTCGGATAAGTCGAGGGTCAACAAAG